GGTACAGGAGCTGTTATTGTTACACCAGAAGAAACATAAACGGTATTTCCGTAATGAAGATAACTATAGTTATCGCTGTTTTCAACAAGTGGAGATATATTTCCTAATCCTTCTCTCATTAAAATCATGACAAAAGAATTTGTCATGGTGCTTACATTTGTTAATGATAATAATTGCAAGCCAGTAGGAAACCGTATAACAGGTAATCCATTTAGACTATTGCTTACATAAGTTGGCCTAGCGCTAGCCGTAGCTTGGCTAGCATTTCTGTTATTTCCGCTTTTATCGTTTATCTGAGTTACTTGGCCGCCAGACGTTGTAACGGTCCCCACATCCGTTGCCTCCAACCATAGCGCGGTAGTGATCTGCGCTGGAGTCCATAGCGCAGTGCCGCCCAGCGACCCCAAAAACGCCGGATCCATCAGCCCCAGATTCATCACACCAACCCCTCCACAAAATCCGCCGGCAGGTCATAGGTCACGGCCAGCGCCCGCAATCCCTGCGCCAGGTCATTGGACACCAGTCCCGCCGTGCGAGCGGTCTGCCAAGCGCTGAGGAACGCCCTGCTATCACCATCGGCCGCCCTGCCTAGGCCGACGCCCAGGCCGAGCTCTAGGCGCGGGGATGCGGCCCGAGCAGCATTCAGCAGCTGATCCACCTCTGGCGGGAGCGCATCAGAGAACTCCATCCAGCGGGGTGGATGGGTGGCCCGGTAGTAGGCCTCAGCTTCTGCTGGGGTCAACTCGACCTCCTGCCATTGTTGCAGCCATTGGCCACCCGCCAGGACAGGCTCAACCTCCTGCACGCGATGTGTTGCCGGGTCGAATGGCGGCTGAGACTGCGGCACGACCCGATACACGTCGTAAATTGCCAGTTCCCAATCCCCGGGGGAGTTGGAAAATGACCGGCTCGGCTCATCCTGTCGCAGCTGCTGCAGGGAGTAGGGCCAGCGGGTTGGGTTGATGCGGATGAGGTTGGTCATGACTGAACGGCGTAGGCTGCAACGCAATCGGTATCGGCAGTGCCGAAAAATGTCAGCGACAGCACTGCCGTCTTGCTGGCTGCCAGGGTTGCCGGTTTGGTATTTCCGACAAACACCCAGCCAACTGGAAAGGTGAGCGTCCGCTGGGATGCTCCAGGTAGAAGCCGAATCAGCACCACGCGCCCCGCCGCGCGGTTGCTGGTGGTGAGCGTGAGATCTCCGGTGAGCGTGATGGTCCGGAACTGACCATCGAGAGTTGCCATGTCCAGATCAGTGGTCGCCGCATAGGTCAGCGCCGCGAACGACGTAGCCGGGGCAAGGCCCGCCGCCGTGGTGGTCACCACAGCGGGCAGGGGGTGAACGTGGTCCTCTCGTGCGTAGTCAGCGCTGGTGCCGATCGAGGCCGCGGCGGCTAGGGCCAGCGGCGCAGCATCGGCGGCGGCTGGGATGGTTGGGCGCCCACTCAGGTCCGAGTAGGCCCCACTGGTGGCCACGCTGGCGAGGCCCGTGATGGTGCTGGCGGCCTGGGTATGGCTGGCCGAGGCGTAGGCGGTGGCGTCGGTAGTGGCTGCCGTCCCCAGCTCCAGCACCGCGCGCCCTGCCGTTGGCGTTGAAGCCCCCGCCAGGGATCGGCCCGTAGCGCCGGTGATGCTCAGCCACCATGCCCCCGCGGCTTGCCAGACCCGCTGCACCGTCCAGGCCCGCCTCTCTGTCTCGGTGCCCGCCTCTGCCGCCGCCTGCGTGACCGTGGCTGCCGACCATTCCCGGGCATCGGTCAACCGGCTGTCGCTGGTCTGAACGTAGGCACTCAATGCCGCCGGCTGAACCGCCGTAGCCGCCAGCCCCGCCGCCGTATCCCAGCTGGCCTGGCTGGCCGTGGTGGGCAGGCTGTAGCCGGTGGCGAACGACAGCGCGATAAAGGCGGTTCCCGATCCGGTGACACTGAACCCGGTCGGGGCCGAGAATGCCGGGTAACCGCCGGTGCCGCCCGCTGCGTCAATCGTGGTGTCAGTGATCGTCAGGCCCGAGCCAAGCGTCAGGTGACGCAGCCGCCCGGCCGAGTGGTCCCAGAACACCAGCCGATCGGCACCCGCTCCGGGGTCGTCGGCCGTCAGCTGCTGCCCCGTCAGCCCCAGCACGTCGGCCACGGTGGCGCCCAGGGTTACGGACGTGTGATCGACTGTCGCCAGGTGAGCAGTGATGGCAGCTGCTGCGGTGCCGCTGGCGTCCGCTCCAACATCAGCAGCCACCAGGGTCTGATTGGTCCAAAGGCCACTGGACGCACGACGCAGCACCTGCCCCGTGGTGGCGCTGCTGATCAGGACATCATGCAGCTCATCAAGCTCTAGGCCGTTGTCGACCTTGACGTAGAGGATGCCCGATGTTCCCGCGCCGGCCTTGACGCACCACCCCACCACGACCCCATGGGCAGGCTGCGTGGGCCTGGTGCTGGTGAGCTGGCCGGTGGTTTCGCTGACGAATACCAGCCCACCCTCTGTCAGGCCGGACGTGTTGACGCCAGTAAGCGGGCCTTCGGTGACAACATAGCCGTCAGAATTGTTGGCGATCGCCTCCAGCGTCAACCCCAGAGTATTAGCTGCAGTCGCTTCGACTGAGGCGTCAGCTGGTGCAATGGTTTTGGTTGTTCCGCTGCTGCCAGTCACGTAAACTGGCACGCCTTTAGCTATCGCGCTGCCGGTGTTGTTTCGGACTGGTGCTACAGTTAGCGTAGCGCGATCAACGGTTATAGCGTCTAGCTTTGCTTGGTTGGCTGCAGATAGTAAACCAGCCGCCAGCGTGGTGGCTTCCGGTAGCGTTACATCTGTGCCGGTACTGCTGCTGAGGAGGCGTGTTTCTAAATCGTAGGCTAGGTTTGTAGCTGGCGCCTTGTTTGCAATCGCTTGCGCAGTAGTGCCTTTCTGCTGGCCGCCTTGCACGACGTACACCAGTTCGGTGCCCGTCAGCGGAGTAGTAGCCGGGCTGCTGACCGCAAGTTGTGAGAGCTTTTGATCTGGCATTACGACTCAAGCAACAAGAGGCCGCCGTCTTCAAGAAGCAGGTTTGAACCATCTTCCAACAACAGTCTAGAGAATGTCACTGTCACCGGCTCCAGAGACAGGCTAACCATCATGTACGCTCCATCTCCCACTGGCATGGGTTCACGAACTGAATAGGTTGAGCCGTTGACTTGCAGCAGGTCGCCGTAGCGAAGAGTACCGAACTTTACGGAAGGGAGATTGTGTAAAACATAATCAATGCTGATTGCATTTCCGTCTGCAATTAATTGCGCATTTTCCTCAAGCAATGCATTATCAGAAACGGCGCCCCAGATTACCGAGACGCCGCCAAGGTGCCGGTTGACGGCACGGGCCAGCAGGTTGTGACGGCTGGCCCAGCTCATCAGGCCAGTAGCACGCTGACCGTGGTGGCCGCCTGGTTGGCAGCAGCCATAGAGTAGCCAACCAGCTTGCGAGTGCCGGAGCTGTCAGAGCCGGACACAGAGCCGGAGCTGAAATACACCGGGCCGCCTGCAGTGCAGGCATCCGCAGAAGCTGCGGTCAATTTGGGCAGGGTGAAGATGCCCTTGCGGCAGAGAATGCCATTGGCGCCGTTGGCGATGTCGGTGACGGCGACACCGTGGAGTGAGCCGAACTGCACGAGATCACCAGAGGCGATGGTGGCGCCTGCCGTGATCTCGATGTAGTCGCCCAGCTGAACTTGGTTCTTCATGGGTTGGGTTCCTTAGGGGCTAGAGATAGAGAATTGATCAGGCGCCAGCGGAGCGGACGAAGCCCCGGTAGTCGCTGAGGGTGCAGCCGAAATCCATCCGCACCAGCAGCTCAACGCCGTCAGGATCGCGGGTTTCTGTGTTGGTGATCGTCGGGCCGGCTTCGCCAGCGAGGTAGCCGTAGGTGATCATCTCAACGCGATTCGGTGCGCTGGTCAGGTACCAATAGGCCGCGCTGTCGTCAGACAGGCGGGGCTCAACGATCAGCTGGACACCACCAGCGAACGGGTTTGGGCCGCTGCTGCCGGTGAGACTGGTGGGCGCGTAGCCGGTCGGGAACAGGAACTGCAATGCCGTGGTCTCCAGTTCAACTGGGACCACCAGGAATGCAGGGGCCAGGTTGAGGCGATTACCTGCCAGGTCGGTCTGCTTGCGCAACTTCGTTTTGGCAGCATCCATGCCGGCGATGCTGATCACGGTCGTGGCGCCGCTGATCGTGTTGTTGTGATCAGCGTGGAACAAAGCCTTGTTGTCCAGGCTGACGGTTGCGCCCGACGCGCCAGTGGTCAGCAGGGACCAGACCAGGTTGCTCTCCAGCAGACGGCAGCCACGGCCCAGCATTTCGGGCACGCGGGTCAGGCTGTCAAGGTCATCATTGATGATCGCGGCCCGGGTCACTGTGACCTTTTTCCCGTAGGTCGAGAGGTTCCAGGTGGCTTTGCCTTCGACCAAGGTGCCGTGTTTGTATTCGCCACCTTCCAGGATCTGCTCAGGCACGATCTGCCCGGCGATCTGCAGATCACTGACCGACTTGAAATCAGGCAGGTTGCGTTGGCGGGCGAGGGGCTGCCAGGCCCGGGGCTCCTCCGCATAGGCGGCGAGCAACGTCTTGTTGGCGACGTTCGCAAACAGGTTCGGGAAGTCGCTGGTGCTGTGGAAGGCGCGGCTGACAAGCTGGTTCTTGCTCATCCCCAGGGTGTCAACACCGCGGGAGCTGAGGTAGCTGCGGCACATCTCCAGGCAGGTCATCTGATAGGCCTGCCGGCCCTCATCGGTGGGAACGCTGACCAGGCCAGCCCGGCGCTCCAGCTCGGAGTTGAATGCACGCACCAGGGTCTCGCCGCTATCGCGGGTCACCTCGATGCGGGCAGGGTGGCCAGCATGCACCGGGGCGATGTCCTCAACGCGGCGCTGGTGCTCGCGGACGACGGCGATCATGGCCTCAGTTTCGGGCCTGCCCTTGGTCTCGGTGAGGATGCGGGTAATGGTCGCTTCGTCCAGGCGGGCAAGGCTGGCAGCTCGTCGCACGTTCAGCTCCCGGCGCTCGTCGGCGGCGGTTGTGGCGCTGCGCTGCACCTCAGCCACGGGCTCAGGGGCAGTAGTGGGCTCGGGAGCCACGGCCTCAGGGGCGGCGGTCTCAGGGGTCACCGGGTCACCCCCGGTCTGTTCGGTGTCAGGCACGGATGGGTCTCCGGGTTGATTGTTGGTGCCGCGCATCACGGCGTGCGAGTCCTGGCCGGCAGCGACCAGGGAGACGATCTGAGGCGACCAGTCGGTGGCCACCATCTGGCCGTTCCGCTCCGTCATGCGATGCACCAGGGCATCAACGGAGAAGCGGGCAGAGCCAGTCCGCAGGCGGGGCAGGGCGATAGCCATGGCCTCGGGTGGGCCGTCGACCACCACGCGGCCGACCAGCTGCGTGGTCCCATCGCTGGATCGCTCCAGCGTCAGGTCCGTCACGGCGCCCCAGACAGAGGCGGCCTTGCGGGCGTGGTCGTAATCCGCCGGCAACGGACGGGCCGGCCAGCGGATCGCCTGGTCTGTGTGCAACAGCTGGATGCCGTCTCCGACATCGGAATCCGTGCTGATGACGATCCGCGCTGAGCGCGTCTCCTCATCCCAGGTATTCGGCGCCAGAAGCGCCATTCGCTGCAGCTGTGTTGTCGCCATGGCCTCAGGCTAGGGATTGTGAATCTGTAGGTTGTTGGTCTGCCTCCACAGGCTGCGGGCGCTGCGGTGTCAGGCCGCTGGCGCCATCGCTGGACAGGGCCAGGCCGGCGGCACGGGCGCGGGCCATGTCGGCGCCGAGCTCCTGAATCACCAGCTCCGGCACATAGCCCAACATCCGATGCAGCTCGGAGAGGCTCATCACTCCGGCCTTGATGGCGTCGATGTAGGCCGGCAGTTCCCGGGCTGGATCCACCAGCCACGTCACCGGCGGGGTCCATTCAAACCGAGAACTTCCCCGCCCCATGCCGGCTACAGCGACCGCTTCGCGATACCAGCCGGCAAGGGGCTGCAGGAACTGGGGGATGATGATTGACCATCGCCAGCGGGCGACAGCACGCCGCATCTCAACCCAGCCCATCCGGCCGCTGGAAAAGTTGACCATTGACAGGTCGCCGGTCAAGGATTCATAGGTGATTTCGTAGGCTTGCGCTACAGATAACAGGTGATATTTCTGGACCGGTACGAAGTCGCCAGCGCTGGGCGGTTGGGCGAAGGTGATTCGCTTGCCAGGCGGGAGGATCTCAATGGCGCCGGGCTCCAGCGTGTCCAGTAGGGCGTTGCCGTCGGTGGCCAGGGAGGGGTCGCCTTCGGCATCCTCCAAGAACGCCATGAAGCACGCCGCCAACTTGTCCTTCAGTAGCTGGGCTGCGTCGCGGTCGCTGATGTCGCGCAGCTTGAGCAGGGCGCTGACGCCGAACGGGACGCCGGTCGCCTGGCCAGGCCGGCGCACGTCATAAACGTGACAAATCTCCGACGCGGGCACAAAGTCCGAGCCCAGGCGTGCGTTACGCCAATCGCTTTCGCCAGGGTGGTAGCGACGGATCCAATAACCTTCAAGTCGTCCATCGTCAGAATACTGCTTACCAAACTTGATTCTTGCGCCGTCATCTTTAGTAATGTCAAGCCAATCCGGTTCCAGCACCTGCAGTTGTAGCGGCGGCAGGCCTCGATTCAATAGCTCTGGGACGATCCTCCTACGAACAAGGCAACTGCCCCTAACGGCCACCGTGCGAGCAATCAACGCCTGTTTGGCGTAGAGATTACCAAGCCCGTCCCAGTCGCAATCGAGAGACTCAGACCACTCTCGCCAACCCTCCTGATAGCGACGGCTTGAGCCAGCCCCAACAGGTCGGCCGATAATGCCATCACCAACCCAGTTGCTCACCACCACGCTGACTGCCTTGCTGGCCCAGGGGTCGGAATCGACCAGATCTTGGTGCCGGGCAATGATCCGCTGCAGCGACAGCCGCATATCCGAGTTTGGCCCCTTGCTGTCGGCCAACCAGTTGTCTGTACGGCGACTGAGCTTGGCAGCCTCAAATGCTCGTAGGTGTGTCTTGGCCAGCTCAAGCTGGACAGCCTTCAGGGCTCGCTCAAGCTGGGCGGTAGTGCGTGCCATCAAGCCCTCCGGAAGCTGGCCAGGATTCGCAAGGGGCTCCTTGTGCTGGCCTCCAGTTGATCGGCCATGACACGCTCAAGCCTGCGCATATCATCCAAGCTTCGATATGAAACAGTCCGACCGTTGGCAGAGACGCTAGTCACACCCTCTGCAATCGCGGCGCGTAGGTCGTCTAGCTGGGCTTGCGTGTATGCCATGGTGACAGGCTACTGAGTTAGATAGGTGGATCTACGGCGCTGTATCTGTGCTGTCTGCGCAGGTCCCTTCAGCTGCGCCTCCAACTGGTCCCACATCGTCGCGCGGTTGTAGCGCCGGGCCACCAGCTGCAAGGCCGCGTGGGCGTAGCGCGTGCAGTCGCCGCCCTCGTCATGCTCGCCCTGCGGCAGAAACCACTCGTACTGGGTGAAGCCCTTCACCATCCGGGGCCGACGCTTCCAGGGAAACAACTCCGCCAGGAACTGATCTGTCGAGGCCTCGCCCAGATGCAGGTATCCCGGGCCTGGTGTGTCGTTCCGTAGGCGGCCCTGCAGGTGGGCCATGCTGGTGTCCGTGCCGATCGGGTACAGCAGCACCGAATGCCGCTGGATGGCCTGGTTCTTGCGGTTGATATCCACGGCCTGCCCCCTGCCAATGATGGCCTTGCCGCTCTGGCTGCCGCCCTTGACCGGCACCCATTTCCCGCGAGTTCGGCAGTAGTCGCGGACGCGGTGGGTTGCGTTGCCGCCATCGTCAATGGCCCCCTGAATGATCGCCAGCTGAGTGCCGTCGTTCCGCTTCCAGGTTGTGTCGGCGATCCGGTCGAGCTGGTCCCAGACCTCATCGCCCTGAGGATCGCCATGAATCTCCCAGTGGCCAAGGTGCCAGCCCTCCTCGCCCCTGCCCCAGCCCCAGAGAGTCACCACGATGCGCTCACCAATCGACCCGCCGCCGCCCTGCACGTCAACGCCTGCGGTGATCACCAGCACGCCATCGGGGACGCTGCCAGCCGGGTAGCCGTTGCCGGCTGCTGTGTCCTGTCGGCGCTTGGCCAGGCCCTCGGCATTGAACAGATTCTCCAGGGCATCCTCCCAGGCCTCGGCGGCCCGCTTGTTTACCCACCCTTTCAGGAGAAGGTGGTCTGTCTTAGCCCTAAGAAACTCGTCCCGGATCTTCTCCCACATCAACCATCCGTAGGGCGCATACCAGCCAGGCAGATGAAACCCCGCGGTCTCGCCATCACCCTTTGCGGTCGCGTGCCATTCTCCGCCCGCCAGCATCGTTGCCTTGTGGTGTTGAGCGACGCGCTCATTGCACGCGGGGCACTGACACCACACATCACCATCGGGACGGTCCCATACGAAGTGCTCCCAGCGCAACACCTCCAGTGATTCGCAACATGGCATCAACGCGCGGTAGCGGCGTCGATCGCTGCGAGTTTCGAACTCCGCAGTAATGCGGCAGGCGCCCCGGGTTCCCGGTGTGCTGGTGAGCAGGGTTTTGCGGTCTGGGAAGTTGGTAAGACGCGCCTCTGCATTTTCTAATGGATCGCCCTTATCATCAATCTCTAGCGGCAGCGATGAGACTTCATCGGCCCATAGATACTGAGCCGGCATACCCTGGGCTGCGCTGCCACTATTGCCGCCGATAATGCTTAGCAACATGTCTCCTTCAAACTCTTTCAAAAACATGGCGTTAGCAGCATCTCGCGATTTACTGCTTATCGCTTTAGCTGCTACAGCAGGAGTGTCTTTGAAAAGTGGTGTGAGCCGTTGCCTGATTTGGCGCTTGGCAAATGCCTCTGTAGGAAACATCACCAGGAACGGCGCAGGATCCATGGCGATCGTTCGACCTAGCCAATTAAGACCACACTCAGTCTTTGCCCCAGACTGCGAGCCAAAGATAAGCACAACCCGCTTTATCTTTCGCTCTCTAGGACTAAGCAAATCCATCGGTTCCTTCAGAAACGGAACGCGATCAGTTCGCCACAGGCCCGGCTCTGACGTTGATCGCCGCGTAAGGATTCGCTCTCTATCCGCCCACTCGCTGACCGTCAGGTTGAGCGGCGGCTGCAGCGATTTGACAAAAACTTGCCTGTAAAGCAACGCAGCATCAGGCATCGGCTAGCCCTCGCAGCGCTGATTCAATCTCAGCTTGAAGCTCTGATCTCACCTGATCTTGATCCGTCATGCCGGCAAGCTTGGCCGCCAATCTGTTGGGAATGATCAGCAGCAGATCGCGCACCTGCCGCGCTAGGCGGGAAGCTTCCTGTCTCACGTCAGCAGCTAGCACTAGCTCGGCTTTTTCCCTCATCAACTCAAGCCGCTCTCGTTCAGCCCGGTAGACCTCCCTGGCGCGTCTCGCTTCCGCGTAGCTGGGGCCGCCAGGTGATGGAAGAGATGGGGCGGCAGAGCCGGTTGAGGCTCGCTGCCTTGGTGACCTGACCGCTGCGCCAGGAGGCCTTAAGCCGTTGACCGTCGTGCCGCTCCTGGTGGCCCATTGCTCATCCGCCAGAGCGGGATTGATCACCCATCCCCTACCCTCACGCCTGACAGCCGGCTCCTCTAGGCGCCCAGAGTTGATTGCCCGCAGGACACTGACGCGCGTCTGGCCAATTAGGCCATGGGCCTTGCGGTGGTTGGCGTAGGCCTGGAGGTTCACGCAAACCCCCAGGCGTTAGCTCTAGAACCCGAGCCGCTTGACCGTGCGCTCAAATCGCTGATTGGATTGGCGATTGCGGAACGCAGCGCGGGCTTCTCGACCCTGGGTGGTTGGGCGCAGTTGACCACCCTTGCCGCGCTCGAAAGCGCTGCCGCCACCAGGACGGTTGGCGTTGCCGTAGTAATAGGCCATGAAAAGAGACCGTACTCCGCTTCAGTATAGGTAATCATTCCGCCAGGTCGGGAGTATGAGCGTAGCGATGCTTAAAGCCGCCAGGACGGTAAACCATTACTCTGTCTTCCCCGTCATAGATTGGCGTAATATCCCTGCCGGACTTCACCGATGCGTAGGCGAAACACCTACAACTTAATGGCCCCATCTTGGCGGAGAAGTATTCAGAGTTCCATAGGAAATCCCAAAAATGTTCGGCATTCAACTTAGGCAGCGAAGCGCCAGCGGGCAATCCCGCCATCATTCTAAATTGCTTTACATCAGAATGAAAGAATGGCCCATAGTTAAAGCCGGCCGGAAGTTCTGACATGGCTGCTA